GGCTAGTACCTACATTATAAGCACTAGCAGTAAATGTTTGTGTAGTTGGACTAACTGTGCCAGTATTTTTAGCAACAATAAATATTTGACCTGTACTGGTTAAGTTAACTACAGGAGCATTACTACCATCAATAGACTTATTAAGATTTAGTGTTTTAGTAAGAGTAATACCATTTACTGTTGCTGTATAGGTAGCCGAAGCAAACTCTGAAGAAATACTTGTAACAGTAATTACACCAGTACTACTATCAATCGTACTAGCCATATTTGTGCCAACAGTACCGCTAGGTCCAAAAACTACGCTAGGGGTACTTGTACCATTTATAAGTCTTGAACCTTGAGCAACTAAAAACGTAGTATTAAATGGGAACTGACCAGTTTTAACTGTGCCAGTATTATCACAACTAATAGTTTGATTTTCGTTACTAATTGTGCCAACAATTGCATCGTCACCTTCTTTTAACGAAAATATTGATAGTTCGTCAAACTCACTATATCCGCCATCAGACTCAGCAACTGTAACACGTACTAGTTTAGAACCACCACTAGCAAATTTATTTAATGTAAAAGTATTGCCACTTGCAGTACCTAAACTACCAGGTGCTTGTCCATCCACAGTCCAACTGTATACTGGGCTTGTAAAGTTACTTTGAGTAGCTAGTAGTGTAATTGTATTAGGTGTAGGAGTAGTAGTATTTTTAGCAGTAATAAAAGCACCACGATCTGCAGTTAAATTAACCGCTCTAGAACTATTACCTTGTTTAGATTTAGCAAAACTTTGACGTACAACAAAATCTTGTGAAGTAGTTGCAGTTGTTTGCACTGTAATAGTATAATCAATATAAGCATCATCCGCAGTCATTGCAGCTGCAGGATCATAAGTAATATAGTTACTACCTATTTCAGGACTTTGATCGGGCGTAATATTAGTGCCAACTACTAATTTTACATACCAAGTGTTTAGCGCATACGGACTAACATTATCTACCGATAATTTTGTAATACCCTTATATACAGTAATTATATTTGCACTGCCTACATAATTAGCAGTTACTGTATCGCCATTGGCTGCAGCACTTAGCGTATGACTAGGATTACTTTGTTCTACAGTTATTTGATCGGTACCGTCATTTAATCTGTATAAAGTTAAACTATCAAATACACTGCCAATAGTTGCAGTTACTGTTGCATAGCCTAGTGTTACACCTTTAGCACTAAACTGTGAATTAGTAATAGTTAGTGTATATGGAGCAGTAGTAGTAACTGTGAAATCAGTACCACTTACTCCACTACCTAATGAAACACCTGCTCTTGTATAAAACTCTACTGTAAAAGTAGGTTGCGTACTTAAATTTGTAAGTGTAGCTGTAATAGTACTGCTAGTAGTTTGTGATGTAGTAGCATTTATGTCTTTGTAAATAAACTCTTTTACATTTGCTGTAAGTGTAATAATGGGTGCAAGTTGTCCTGCTTTACCCTTATACACACTCCATACGCGTTCTACAGTTACACCATTATAAGTAGCTTGAAAAGTAACACTGCCATTATCATCTGTCATACCAGTAGCATAGTATGCACCAGTAATAGCATTAATAGTAGCAGTTAATCCACCTAATACACTACCAGATTTAATAGCATATGTAGGACCTACATTTGGTGTGTTAGCACCAGTTACATCTGTATTATCATTATAAACTTTAAATACACCACTAGTAACAGTTTGCCAGTTAGTGCTGGCACTAACTGCTCCAGCACTATCAGTAGCAATGCCAACAGGGTCATTAGTCAAATAACCATACACATGAACACCAGCAGCTAAGGTTTTTGCACTTAGCTGGCTGGCAACAGTGTATGTATCAGGATCAATTTTACTGATAAAAGCATACTTAACATAGTAAGTAGTATCTTCGTCTAATCCTGTTATTTGCGTCATTAATCCTGCATTACCATCTGCATACGGAGTTGTAGTAGTTGTATTAAAACCACTGGTTTTACTAACCCAGATTTTAACACCACTTAAGTCATCACGAATATCAGTAGTTCTGATTAAATCGTATGGACGTTGTAGTATTAAATATAAGGATTTGATTCCTGGATATAAATTTGCCGACATTTTTATCCTTTATTGAATAGTTTTGACAGTTATAGCACCTAATGTACTTGTCTCACTATAATTACCACTAGTATCTACAGCTCTGCAGGCTACTCTGTATTCTACACCTTGTGTAGATATTCTTGGTTTTGGGTTAAGTGATGATGATATATCAAATACCCCTTCGTTTGTGCTTGTCATAGAAAATATATTATAGGTTGCTGCTAATGTTGCTTCTGCGTTTGTAGCTGTGTGGCCTACTACTGGTAAATCCCAAAAATCTTCCGAACCGCTATCCTTATAAATTCTGTATTCAAAGTGTTTAAAGTTACTTGGTTTTACAGTATTTGATGGATATGCTTTGATTAGTGTACCATCTAAATCCATAGTTAGTGTTGGTGCAGTATAATAATTAGTATCTCTACCAATATTAGTAAAAGTAAATACATCGCTCCAAGGACCAGATATTGTACCCATTTTATTAGAATATCTAGCACGTACTTTATAAATTTTGCCTGTTATTAAATCATTAATAACAATACTACCTTGTTCTTTATTAATGTAGTATAAATTATTTAAACTACTAGAATCTAAAGAAGCTGTTCCATCGACAACTTGAAATTGAACTACTTCTGCATTTTTAGTTAAATTTGCTGGATTAGAAAAACTAATAATAGCTACATTTCTGTATACATTACTAATTAGTTCACTTACACTACTATCACTTGTTACACTAATAATAATGGGCGCATCTGGAATAGTATTTTGTATAACCGGTGTGCTTATAGGTGTAATATTAGCATCAAAAATAGGTAATTGTGTTAAATCGCTAGTATAAATTTGTGGCGAATAATCAACCATAGTTAATTTAGCAGTAACATTATCACTTGGTTCTATAGATATAACCACCAATTGTTGACTTATTTTATTTAATTCTCCAAATAAAAATAAGTTGTCATCTGCTAAACCATCACTACTAACAATTGTTGCAGGTGTATTACCTCCAGATACAGTAGCAATACTTACTGTATCATACCACCCAGTGGTAGGAATAGCTGCAATATTTTTAGTAACACCATCAACTTGAATTTGACTATTTGTTCTAATTAATATTTGATACTGTTTACCTGCTGTTAGCCATAATCGTTCAGTTAGTACTAATGTACTGGAACCTACTTGTGGATTTTTAATTCTTCCACTGCCAACTCCCCATTGAGGTACATCATGAGTAACTTTAACTACATCCCCACGTTGACATACTAAATGCTCGAAATCTGTATTTAATGTGTATGTTTCTGGTCTCAAAGTTAGTTGAGCTAAATGCCATCTAGCCATAAAGGTGGCTTGATCTTGTTTAGTTATACCAGGAAGTTGTAACATTTCGAATATATTTGCTTTTGTTTTTCCACCACTACCATCTGCATTGTATCCATAATTGTATACATAGAATTCATTTGCTTGATAAGCAATACTCTCGTCTGGTATAGTTATGCGGAATGCATGTGGTATTCTTGGTAATGTTTTATTAGCACTAAAATTCCAGCTATTATAAGTAGTAAAATATTGAGTAGTATGATCTCGTGGCTTATCAATAACAACAGTCCATTTACCATCGCTGTATTGTGGACTTGCCATACCAGCTGCACAAATATCTCTCATAATATCCATAACACTTATGGTACTAGTTATAATACTGTTATAAGTTAAATTGCCTCCTGAAGGATTTCCATTTTTACAAAATTCATACCATTCTTGTAATTTTGTCCAATTAATTTTTGTACCAATTCCTACTCCATTACTATTGATTCCTGCCTCACTAGCTGTTAATCTGTAAGCATTTGCAGGATGGGTTAGTACATATAGTAATAAACTAGCAGGATTATTTATAGGTTTTCCAGATACCCATTTTTGAGTACTAGTATCCCAATCATACCCAATTGTTTGTACAATTGCATTTATACCATCAATTTGACCATTAGCCTTATTTGTACTTTGAATTCTAACTGCTGTTTTTGCTAAAGCACATCCAGGTGGATCTACAATAGGATTAGTATTATTAAAACTTGTGGCACTTGCTAAAATAGCTTTATGATAATAATGTACAGTGGTGTCACCTTCTGTAATTTCTGCAGTATCTGCATTTGTACGCATAGCTCTAATAGAATATCTTTGTGGTTCTTTATCTAGATTAGTGAATCGATAGCTAAAATTAAATGGATCTTTACGTTTTTCGTAAAACCCTCCTACACCAAATTGAAATGTAGTATCCCAACTACTTCTAGGATTTAATCCACCAGGAAAATAATTAATTTTAAATCCTATACCTCTTTGATCGCCAGGTATATTTTGACCAATATTTGCTGCTGTTAAACTTACTACATGACTACCTCTTTCAAGATAAATCCAATTTTTTGCACTACTTTGACCACCACCGTATGGCATTGTTAATACTACAATACCATCTATAGAAACTGTACCTTCATCATCTGCAGACCCTTCAACAGTATACCAGCCAGTCCATTGAAATTTATCAGTACCATAAGTTTTTGATGTAGACCAAGTTGTAGTACCTGCTTGATTATCCCAAATACCATAAT